AAAACGGGGACTATCTAAAGAGGAAATGGATGTTTTTTATGGTCAAGGAGAAGATCCGTGGGGTTATCATGTAGCAAACAGGCATTGTATAACCGCCGGATTGTGTAAACAGATCCTTCCAGTAAACGCTTTTGTAACAAAAGGACTGAGTATTGTTGAATATGGGTGTGGTGAAGGGCTCCTTCTAAAAGAAATTAGGGATATTTGTCACCCAAACCTACTCGTAGGATACGATCTTTGCAGTCTTGCTGTGCAAAGATGCATAGAAATAAATCGAGTTAATGCATACGTGTATGATATGAGAGATCCACTTCCTTCTATAAGAGCAGATATTGTTGTTATATCAGATTGTTTGGCCTACTTGGATGACCTAGAGTATTTGGAAAAAGAACACAAAATGCTATACGGCCAAGAATTTTTAGATAATGTTTTTGAAAAGAATGTTGTTCCCGGTGGTTCTATTGTACTAACCTCCTGGTTTGGAGGGTGGGGAAATCCACTGGGTGATGTCCCTCCAGGTGGAAAAACTATAATGGAATTATCCTGGAGTGGAAAAGGTTTTATACAAGCTAAGAAAGAGTTTAATGACTACCAAGCATTTTATCGAGTCATTGGCAAGCCGTACTGACGAATACAATAAACGCTCAAGACGAATAGTTAAGCTTTCTGCTGCGATAAGTGCGGACATACCCGAAGTAGTACAGCTATGTTTAGAAGCGTTTAAATCTTGGCTTGAAGGTAAGAATCCATCTAAAGATTTCAATCTCGCCAGACAAGAGTTGAAGAAATTCAATGTCGAAATAAAGTCAATTGAGTGTTCTGTCGCTGATTCTGACACAGTTAACTTAATCACAACAGAGGGTGTAGCATACAGAATAACAGTCACGCGGTTTATTTGAAGTGTGGCTGTTCTGAAGAAAGGAACAGCGATGCTTGAAATTTCTTCAATTTTCTCCGCTATTTTGATTGGAGCCATCCTTCTAGTTTTGCTTTTTGTTTTTTCAATATTGGAAATTTTATTCGGCTCTAAAAGAGAGTTGCGCAGGTTAAAACGAATTCTTATAAAAAATAAACTGGAAGAAAAAAAAGAGAGACTCTGGAAAGAAAACCTTCAAAAACAAGGAAATTGTTTACAGACTAATAAAGAAATGAGTCAAATTTTACATAAAGCTTATCAACAAGTTAAGAACAAGAAGGTTCCTCCACCAGTTCCAAAAACACAGAAAGAGAACCCATAATGTCTATGGATAGTTTGCTATGTTTGATTACTTTAGAACGACTATTGAAAAAAAAGAGTAATACAAAAGAAGAAAAAAAGCAGATAGGCGTGTTGTTTTCTGGTATGTCTCTTGCTAAGCAAAAGTGGTTTTGTAGCATGTATGAAGAAAAACTGAAGGAGATTTTAGGTGAAAGTAAATTTCATCCGCCGGACAGAAGTGGGAACATGGACTTATGAATATTCTTCGCTTTTGGAAAAAACCCTAAATGATTTAGGGATTGATGTTGTTGGATACCTTCCTGAAGCTAAAAAGTTTAGACCCTGTGATGTTTGGTTTTTACAGGGAGATACCGACTATGAGTTCCTCAAGTTTATAAAATTAGCAAAGTCTAACGGGGAAAAAATTGTGGGCCATCATCACGGCGGACCAGAGTTATTGGGTTATTTTGACCACAAAGAACAAAAAGATTTTTATGATACCTTTAGACTAAATCTAAATAAATTCGACATAATCATGTTTAATACTAAGTGGAGTAGGGATAAATTTATTGAGTTTTATAAGCCTAATATTACTGATTTAACTCGGCTAGTTACAGTTGGATTTCCAATTGATAAAGGTAGATTTGAATCTAAGGATAAAAAGTGGATTGTTGTACCAGGTAGGTTAGCAAATGATAGGCAACCTATGCTGGCTGGTATTATATTAAAACCCTGGAAGGATAAGACTATCTTTTCGGCTGGGATAAATCCGGGGAAAGATCCCCTAGAAGCTGAATATGTAAATACACTTAAACAGATGGGTTTTTCAGTAAGAAATCTTTACGGTAAGGATTATGATTTATTGTTAGGAGAAACTAAGATTGTTTTCTCTGCTTCACTTAGAGACACACTTAATGTCTCTATTTTTGAAGGTGTTTTAGCAGGAGCCATCCCAGTTATTCCGAATGTAGAACCATTTAAAAAAATATATAGTCGATTTAGATATGAGGCGTATTCAGTAGAACATGCTAGAGCATGTATTGAGCAAGCATTACGTTTTGTAGATACTACTTCTATATTTATAAGTGAATATACAGATCATATTAAGATAATTAAGTCTATGGTTAAATTATTATCATAAGTATATTCAAATTTCTATTGAAAATCTTAAGTATGATCCTTATACTTATCCTATACCATGAAACACATTGACCACAGATTTGACCTTAAAAAACTACAACAAACAAACGGCACGAATGGTTCTAATGAATCATTCAAACACCTACAACACAAGGAATAGCGAATGGAAAACCTAACAGAAAAAGATGTAGAAACTGTAACAGAAGTAGTTAAAATTAAGGCTATAAAGGAGAAGAATACTTCTCCTTCGTATAGGTATGTCACCAATAATCCCTATACTGGGGAGGTTGTGGTGAAACTTTTTAAAGAGGGAAATGTTCCTAAAGGTGTTGTTTTTGTGGAGACGCGAGAAGGAACGCCCTTCCGTGAAAAATATGGGCAGTATGTTGCATATCGCTGGACATCTAGAATGTCTGAGATAAAAATATGTGCTGCTTACTTAATGTCAGAAGAAGGACAAAGATTATTTACGGACGCTAAGGTTGTTGATGAAACATGTATCACTCTAGGTGACATTGTTTCTAAAACAGAAAAGAAAGAACGAAAAGTTCGTGAGAAGAAAACTGTAGAAGCTAACCCTGAAAATATGGGTAGAGCTTCAGGTAAGACCTTTAAATTCTTTGCCTCAGAAGATACAGAAACGGTTACTGAGGGAGAACCAACTAAGGTTGATTTAATAGAAGGATTTGAAAAAGAAGTAGAACACTTTGCAAACAAGCGTTCTGCTATTATGAGAGCGAAAGAGTTAGGATTATCTTCTGAGCTAGTTCAAAAGATAGATAATACCTGGCAGATCGTACAAGGTTAATCCAGCCAGAACCCTCTAGTTCCATTTCCCCAAACCTCGGATCTGTCTAATAACAGGTTCGAGGTTTTCTTTTGTTCGGTTTGTGCTATCTTTTCTGGATGGAAACTCCACAGATACAGGAAAAAACAAAGCAGTTCGAGCAACAGATTTCTGACGGTATTCCAAATAGGCCGTTGAGTAAGGAGGAGATCGAGAAATTAGCAGATATGATTATGTTCTATTCTCAGGAGATGACAGGATTAGAACTTTATCCTTATCAGTTAGAGTTTGGTTGGCGTATTGTATTCTCTTTGCTTTCAGAAGATGCAGAGGAAGTCACTGCCCTATTCGCAAGACAGACAGGAAAAACAGAAACAGTAGCTGTAACTACCTGTGGCCTTATGGTATTACTTCCTATATTAGCTAAGAATATTCCAAATGATCCAAGGATAGCCAAGTTTAATAAAGGAATATGGATAGGAATCTATGCGCCAACCTATGAACAATCTGGTATCATGTGGTCGAGGATGCGAGCTAGGATGTATTCTAGGGAGGCAAAGCTCGCCCTTCTTGACCCAGACATCAATATCGACTTGACTCATGAAAAAGAGAATATGACCCTTCCAAATGGGTCTTTTGTGGATTGCGGCACTGCTTCTCCCCAGTCTAAAATTGAAGGTAAGACATATCACTTAATTCTTTTAGAGGAAACACAAGATATTCCTTCTAATAAAATTAGGTCTTCAATACATCCAATGGCTGCTGCAATGGCTGGAACACTTGTAAAAATTGGAACTCCTAATAAGGTTAGGTCTGATTTTTACCTTGCTTGTAGACGAAATAAGAGATCAGATATTTCCGATGGGGTTATTAGGTCTAAATATCGAAGACATTATGAGTATGATTATATTGAGTGTCAGAGGTATAATCCTAGATATAAAAAATATGTAGAGAAAGAAAAAGGTAGATTAGGAGAAGATTCCGATGACTTTAGAATGAAGTACCGACTTCATTGGATGCTTGACCGGGGTATGTTTATCAATCCAGATTTGTTCGACGAATGTGCTATTAAGGATAATAAGAATTCGCTATTTGCAGAAATAGGAAAAGGTAGAAGTAGAAGAAGGTTGGAGTTTACGCGCGCTCCGGGTCTTGTAACATACGATCCAGGAACTCCAGGAATAATTGCTGCAATAGATGTTGGTAGAGCCAACTCAACAGTAATCACTGTTGGAAAAGTTTTTTGGGATTGTCCATTTATGATTGGTGGAGAGGAGCGATTTGCTGTTCACATTTACAATTGGTTAGAGCTATACGGCGATGATCATGAAGCGCAGCATCCGCAGATAGTAGATTTCTTAAAAAACTATAAATTACAAGAAGTTATCATAGATGCCACAGGTAAGGGCGATCCTGTATATTCTCGTATTGCTGCTGAATTGGCAGAATCGAGCATTCATGTAGAACCCTTCCTATTTTCTGCACAATCTAAGGATATAGGCTATAAAGTATTTTTACAGGAACTTACAGGTAAGAGATTTACATATCCTGGAGGAGGACGTGTAACTAAAACTCTTAAGTGGCAAAAGTTTGTTCATCAAATGCATGATTTAGAAAAGGAATGGAGAGGACAACAGATGGTTGTCCATAAACCTAAAGATGCAGAAAATGCGTTTGATGACTTTCCGGATTCAGCTATGATGCTTTGTTGGATTGCTAATGTAAGAGGTACAATGGAAGTTGAAGAAGCTATTAATCCATTTATAATGGGTCGATCTGGTACAATTTGGGATGCTGCTAGAGAACTTAGAGCTGCTGGAGCTTGGGCTAAACAGACCTTGCAGCCTCATGGCTTTGGTCGAACAAGACCATCTAAGAGAGGAAGATTTGATTAATGACTAGGATTCTCTCTGAAGAAACAAGAAAGAAAATAGGGGAGTCGTTACGGATATACCATGAAATCAGAAAAGCTGATTCCCCAGTAATTCAAAGGATGAATTCATTTCAGGATGCGTTTTTAGGACAAACAGGGATACAGCCTGAGGTTAGGAATTACGGCGGTTTTGGTGTAGATAAAGTAGAGGGGGTACAGTCAGGGACTAAGACACGAGAAGGCTCCCTCGAAACGGAGAAAAAATGAGCTATACAGATCCAAGCCTTACCTCTTCATATTCCATATCAGAAATTGCGGGTTTGTTGTTTCCTGATGATATGGCTAGAACACATCAGAGAAGAGTTCAAGCATACAGAAAGTATTGGCTCTATTATTTAGGAAAGCATTGGTCTTATTTAAGGGATGCTAATGATCCGCTGTTAACTATGAATTATTGTAGGAAGATAGTTGATCTGCACACAAATTTCGCTTTTAAAAAAGGGTTTGATATTTCAATTCCAGATGATCCATCTACATCTCAGAATGAAAAAGAAGATAGGGAGTTTGTTCGCTACACACTTGAAGAAACCTGGAGAAGGAACAATAAAAACCTTTGGTGTTTAGAAGCTGGACAGAGCGGAGCTATCACAGGGGATGTTTTTGTAAGAGTTTCCTGGGATGTAAATGATCCTTTGGAAGATCCTTATGCAAGAGCGGATATTATCCCTAGCCATTTAGTTTTTCCTGAGTTTGGTGGTCCTTATGGAGTAGACAGAAAGAAACTTAAGAGGATTCTGATTGTGAATCCTGTTTATAGAGATCCGCCATCAGCGACTAATTATTCTTTGCCGAGCGCTCATCGCGGACTACAAACTATGACCTCAGTTGATATGGTGTATGTTTGTGAAGAGTGGTTAGCTCCTATAATGGATAAACAAGGCAAGATAATTCGTCCTGCTTTAGTTAGATACTATGAAGATAAGGTTCTTATTGAGGAGAAAGAGAATCCTCTAGGAGAAATTCCTATAATTCATATTCCAAATTATCCGCTATCTGGAGAGTATTATGGACTGTCAGATCTTGCGGATATTACTGAGTTGAATAAAGAACTTAATGAAAAAGGTACTGATATTTCTGATATTATAAATTATCATGCGTCTCCACAGACCATTATTTATGGCGCTAAACTTAAAGATCTCGAAAAAGGAGCTAATAGAACTTGGGCTTTACCCGAGGGTGCGAAGGTCGAAAATCTTGAATTGAAAGGTGATTTGGTCGCTGCCAGCGCGCATTGGCAGAACCTAAAAACGTCCATGCTGGAACTTTCCAGTACACCTGAACAAGTTCTAGGAAAATTGACCAGCAGTTCCGTTGCTCCTTCGGGAGTTTCTTTACAAATGCAATACCTACCACTTATGGAAAAACGTGATGCTAAGGTTCTTACATACGGTTTAGGTATTCGACTCATAAATCGAATGATGCTTAAAATAACTGAAGTTGGTGATCCAGCTTTCGGTAAAAAGATGAAAGAACTTAAAGGAAATAAATATAGAAATGATGTGACATTTTCTAATCCTCTTCCGCAGGATGAAGTTAGAGAAGTCTCTCTTTCTAGAGAACGACTTGATTTGGGTCTTACTACTCGTAGACTTGAGTTGGAGAAAGATGGATTTTCACAGGGTGAAATTGAAAGAATCATAGATGAATCACGAGAAGAGAAGAAAGAGGATATGGAATTAGGCGTTTCTTTCGATACTGCTCGTAAAGCTGGTTCAAATGCTGCTACTAGAGGCGGTCCTGATGAAATTCGCGGAGAAAAGATAGTTGAGAATAACTTGAAAAAGAATTCGGGTATGACTGACTAGAATTTCTTATTTTCCCACCTGACCCACACAAACTTTTTAAATTTCAAAAATTCACAGGTTAACTCGAAGTGTTTCTTGACTCTTCTGGTGGATTTCTCATACTAAGAAGTGAAGTAACAAAACACCCACCAAGGAGGTCTTTCTATGGGTACCAATTCGGCAGGCACGGTGAGTTCGGGTAACGAGGGTCAGACTGATGTGGGACGCGGCGGTTCCATCAATTTCCCATACTCGAAAGGTCAACGCGAAACGGGGAAAAAGGGTTCCGGGAGTTCAATTCCGAATTCTGAGAAACCGGATGATCTGAAGCGTACGGTCAGCGATCCTCGTCTCTCCTAATTGAGAGACATCGAAACAGAAACTTTTATTGGAGGAGTTCATGAGCGATAATTTGATTTCTACTCAGACACAGCCGACTAGTATTACTAGTCATACACAAGAACCCACATCACAAGTAACCACGCCAGCCTCGAATTCAATTTCTAAAGAGCAAGTTGACACTTTAATTGAGAAAGTTCGGTCTGACGAAAAAGCTAAAGTTTATGGTAAGATCGAAGAACTCAATAAGTTGAAACTGGAGTCCGAAAAGCAACTAAAGGATCTTCAAGATACTGTTAGTAAGCTTCAAGACGAGAAAAATTTGAAAACTGGGACTATAGAAGACGAAGTAAAGGCTCTTAAAGATCAGAATGAGAAGTTGAAGAAAGCTATAGATGAGGTTGCCTCTTCTGCGGCTGAGAAAATTAGAATGTCTGAGCTGAAAGCGTATCGAGAGTTTAAGATTAGGGAGTCTGGCGTAAAGCTCACTGAACTTATCTCTGGATTCACTGAGGAACAGATTGATACGGCTATTGTGGTCGCTAAGAAGCGGGAACAAGAGATTGAAGATGTGATTCGGGCAGAGCTTCAGAAGAAACTCGCGGATCAACTTCCTACTCCACTCGCTATTGATGGCTCACAGGGTCGTGGACCTTCTCCTTCTCTTTCGATTAAGAACAGAGAGTCTGTGGCGCGTCTTCCTCATGCAGAGTATGAAAAACGAAGAGAACAGCTTCTTCTAGAGGCTAAACAAAAAGCGGGATTGGTATAATCCACTCGCTATCTGAGGAGGAACATAGATGGTCGCTCAGTATTCTGGTGCGTCAACAGCCGGTAGTTTTATCTCCCTTCCGCAGGCAATCCTTGATGTCTATTCTATGGACATCATGCATGAAGCCGTTGGCATCATGCGGTTCGAGGAGTTTGCCGTTAAGAAAACGGAACTCGGGGTAACTCCTGGTCAGACGATTACGATGACTCGGTACAATAATATCTCCAGGGGCGGCCAGCTTGATGAGAGCGTTGCTCTCGTTGAGAAAAACCTTACTGCATCACAGCGTGCCTTGTCCGTAACGGAATGGGGCAACGCGGTTGGTGTAAGCGAGAAGCTGCTACAGATTTCATATGATGACGTTCTGAAAGAGGGAGCTGTTCTTCTCGGTCGCGATTATGCTGTTGTAAACGATCTCATGATTCGCGATGCAGTTGCTGGCGCTTCTCAGATCGTGTACGCAGGTAATCGCGTATCTCGCGCTGCTATGGTGAGTGGGTCTGATTATTTCGATGTCGAGATGATTCGACAAGGCGTGGAAGTTCTCCAGACTAAGAATGCTCCGAAGTTCAACGGGGACTTCTATGTCTGTTTCATCCATCCCCACCAGGCTGCGTATCTGAAGCGCGATCCTGATTGGGTTGCTGCTCAGAATTATGCGGGTACTCGTGCGTTGTTCAACGGCGAGTTGGGTCGTTGGGAAGACGTTATCTTTGTTGGTACGACCCATTGTCGTAACGGCGAAGGTTCTGCTCTCGATCCGGGTTATCTCGCCGCTATGCATGACGCAGCTACCGGCGGTACATCCAATGTGAGTGCATACGAAGCCCTTCTTTTCTCGGATAGCGCTGTTGGTAAAGCTACGGCTCTACCTGTTGAGCTTCGTGATAGCGGTGTTCAGGATTACGGCCGTAAACATGGTTTGGCTTGGTACAGCATCATGGGTTCCGGCATTCTCGAAGATGATTTCATTGTTCGCCTTGAGAGTATCTAACTTTTTGGTTTGCTCCGTGTTGTTTCGTGGTGTGCTGAGAGTCCCCAGTCTAGTTGAAACCTCCCCCCTGCTCAACTAGACTGGGGATGTCTCTACCATAAAGGAGTTTTTATGCCTAAAGGATACCCAAAAAGAACTACAGGTCCAGCACAGGGTTCTGTGGTTAGTTTGTATAAACCGGGTGTACCGGACGAAACTCCTGATGAAGAGTTAGTTGAAGAAAAGGTAGAAAAAGAACGAGAAATTATTGTTCGTAGAAGAGATATGGTTAAGGTTTTAGAACCTAAAGTAGTAGATCCAATGAAACTTAGAGCTGCTGTTCCAACAACAACTGTTGCAGGGACATCAGATGTAGCTATTGCTACAAAATCTTGTAAGAAGTTTATTGGCAGATGGATTGTTCTCGTCGCAGGTAAACAGGTTGTAGCCACGAAAGAAGCTATAGAAATTCTTCGTGCCGGTGGGTACGTGGAGTAATTGTGGCAACACAAGCTCAAATAATTCTTAAGGTTCGCAGAAAGGTTGCGGATTATTCCGAGGATAGAGTTTTTGAAGATGAATTTTACCAAGACGCCATAGAGTTTGGCTTACAGAAGCTAAGCTCAGATTATGGAGCAGTATACACAGTTGCAGATGATGTTCCTGTAAATAGAATTTTCTTACTTGTTAAGCTAGCAAGTATTGAAATGCTATATGCCAGGGCCGCTAAGGCAATGGGAGGATCATCAGAGGATGATTCAACGCTCGATAACTTTGCACTAGTTGAAGTTCCTGATTTAAGAGTTGATTTTGCTACTACACCAGTTGGAGCTGATTCTTGGATTAAACTCGCTAAGGAACTTCAGGATGAATATGATGGTGAATTAGAACAACAGGGTGGTAAGTCTAAAGCGGCAGAGATTCAGGTTGGTATTGTAAAGAGAATTTCATTGACAAATGGCGGTTGGAAGAAATACAGGTTTGATGTTAATCCAACAGCAGTTGTATTGTCAGGTGATGACTCAGGTTCTAATGCAGAGTTAACCTGGACTACATCTTATGATGAGACCTTTAATTGTTATGAAGTATATCGTTCTACAGTCTCTAGTATGATTGGAGAAACAAGGTTGTCTGTAGTGTCTGATAACCATGATATAACCTATACAGATGAAGATCTGACTTCTGGTACCTATTACTATCGAATTCGGTTAATCAATAACAACGGTCTAGAAAGCAACAGCAATACTGTTTCAGTTATAATTACATGACAATAGAGAGTAAGATCGAGTCGAAAGTCGATAAAGTTCTTACTCATTTTAGAACTACCACGATACAGTATTATCCATATTTAGGCGTTACAGCCGCAGATTTATACAAACAAAGAATACCCGAGTATGGAACGGCAGTATCTGTAGTTGGCCGAGCTGTACATAATCCTACACCAGAGATGATTTCGGCTATTGGCGATGGAGAAAAATACGATATTGCTTTTCTTTTTAGCCGACTTGAAATGAAGCGTAGATTTCCTTCAGCCGCAGAAGGCGATTGGATAGCTCCTTACGGAAAGTTAACTTGGAGAGGAAGAACTTATACGGTTGAGAAGGTAAAACCTTCTGGACAAGTTGGAGAGAAGTTTCTTTTGGTTATTGTGCTAGCTGATTCAGTAGAAGGCCATAGGGATTCCTAATGGCTAAAAGAAAAAAAGCTTATCTTAAAGGCGACTGGGATAAAACATTTAATTGGCTTAACGGTATTATTTCAGGTAAGATAACTCGCGAAGTTGGTTCTTATGTTGGAGATATTGGAAAAGAAGTAAAAAATGCAGTTGTTGCACATATAATGTCTCAGGATATTCCTTGGAAAAAATTAGCTGATATAACTATTTATAAAAAAGGTCACCGTAAAAAATACTTAGATACACATACTTTTGTTCAGGCAATTGTTTCAGAAATAGTTAAATCATCAGATGGTTTTACTGTTACAGTTTACCCTAAAGGTACTGCTGAAAATGGTTTAGACTTGAGTAAACTCGCTTATTATCTTGAGATGGGGACATCGAGAGGACTCCCTTCTAGACCTTTATGGAGAAGAACAGTACAAGAAGTTGTTTCAGGTAGAGATAGTAAATTAAATAAAACTTTAGAAGAAGTTGCTAAGAGGTATGCAAATGTCTAGTGAAGCAACTACTCTTAAAGCGATAGATGCAGCATTAGTCGCTAGATATTCAGGTTCTCATATACATGTCGGAGTTAATTTAACAGTAGTTCCTATCACCTCTTTTATAGAGACACCATCTACAGAGATTTACACACAAAGAGTTTTTCCATCTGTTTCTATAAAGCTTTTGTCAATGGTTCCTGATTATGATTCGTTTCATACAGATGATGATTCAGTAGAAGAGACCAGCGTTAATTCTACACCTTATCCCAGGGTTAGATCCGAGCGTGTAAAACCATTTCCATTTAGAATTCAGTATCTAGTAGATACTTGGCATAGACCGACCGTATCTCAGGATAGAGATGTAGTTACAGAAATAGTTTTAGCTAAAACTCCAATTAGAGGATATTTAAGCGTAAAAAATATTGACAATGTTGATATAAATGTTTGGGCTTTCTGGGATGGAAATGTATTAGTTGCAGACGAATTTGATACAGATGAATTGATATATCATAAGTCTTTAACCGTTACGGTTTTAGCTTATCTAAGTAGTGTTGCTGCTTCTGAGGTTACAACGCAGAAAGTTGCGGAAGAGTTGCGGTTTGAGGTAAATTCGAGGAAGATAATAGAGACTGAAAGTGGACAGGTTGTTGGAGATCACGAGGTGACTGATGTTCGGTTTAAATTTACAGATACCGATGTCGAAGTCATTTCCATTCTTTACGATACACCAACAGGTTCAACCGGCGGAACAGGTTCAACCGGTGGGACGGGTTCAACAGGCGGAACAGGTTCAACAGGTGGTACCGGTCCAACAGGACCATAATCGGTCTACTCCTCCTGGGAAATACTCAGCCTTATTTCAGACACACCCCGGGTTTTATCAGAGGAGACAACTACAGCGCAAAATGCGCGGAGGAGTGAAATTCAATGCCGGTTTATAGTTTTCCGGATACTTACGCAGAGGAATTAAACTCTCTTGATGGACCGATTCAACCGGCCTCTTTAGGTATCGGTGGAATTCAGGCTATCACAGAGCGTGGACCAGTCGCAGTTCCTATTAGGACTCGCTCTTTTGCCTCTTGGAAAAGGATCTTTGGAGGGTATGTAAGCTATAGCGATGCTGCATATGAAGCTAAAGCTTTCTTTGACGAAGGTGGTTTCGAGCTTATTACAGTACGACAAGCTCATTTTTCCAGTATTGCGGATAAGACGACATTTACTGGGGTTCCTGCTTCTAGAATGCTTCTTTCTGGTGGCACCCCCGCGACTGCTGCTACTCATGATAGCGGCATTGGTCCTTTTAATCTTGTTACTTCTGGTCTCACAATGATTATGAATATTACTGGCGGTGGTAATAGGACTACAACTATTACTGCTACATCGACGCAGCGTAAAGGTGCTGACGCTACTTTTAATCTTATGAATACAAAGACACTTGTTGTGTCTTTTGATGGTGGTCCACAGCAAACAGTAACTTTTACGGTTGGTGCTACTGATGCAGATTCAACTTGTGATGAGATAAATGCTCAGATTTATGGTGGGTATGCTTCTGTTGTGGATACCAATGAAGTAGGTATCAACACGGATACCAAGGGTAGTTCAGGAACGGTTCAGTTCCATGCGGCTAGCACTGCACTGACTGAACTAGGATTTACCTCTGGAACAACCACAAACTTATCCGCATCGAATGTTTCAAATCTCAGAGCTGTTACCGCTGCCGAAATGAAGACTCTTATCGACGCGACTACCTCATCTATTGCGGTTGTTGTTGTTAATAGTGATGGTTCATTCACGGTTTCTTCTCCAACAACCGGCACCGGCGCAAATATTATCTTTACGGGTACCGCTCTCACGATTCTAGGTTTCTCAGCTGAAACAGTAACAGGCACTGCGGCTGGTCCAGCACAGAATACACTGAAAGTAGAAGCAGGATACAAGGGTTATCGCTGCCCAGGCATTTTTGGAAATAGCCTTAAGGTTCAGGTTGCTCAGACTCCTTTGCACCCCTCTGCGGGAGCTAATAATGATCTTGCAGCTTCAATTACGGCGACTAATACCACTTGTACTGTTCAGAATCCAAAAGGTATTCAAGCTGATACCATCTTGAAGTTTACAGATGGAACAAACACCGAGTATAAAATTGTTCAAAGTATTTTGACCACTGTAACTGGAGGTGTTGTAACTCATACGGTTACACCAACAGTTGCTTTCGTGAACAATTTTGTTAAAGTTGATACGACCGTTACCTCTATGGAGTTCAATCTCTATGCTTATGAGAATGGACTACTTGTAGAGTCTTGGACGAATCTGTCGATGTTGGATACAGCTGATAATTATGTAGAGACTATTATTAATGATGACAGCATCGGTTCTTCATATTTCTATGTAACAGATCAAGATGCTGCTGGTGGCACGGGTTATGATACTCCAGCCGTTCTTGCAGCAACTCTTCTGGCTAGCGGCACTGATGATTACGGCAGTGTAGTTGATGTGGACTGGATTGGAGATACCACGGGTGGTACGGGTCTTTATGCTTGGGATTTGATTAATGAGTTTATGCCTTTCGCACTCGTAAAACTTTCGACTACTGTTTTTTCTGCCGCTGTTTTCCATTCGGCAGCTCTTTATGCGAAAAGCCGAATTTGGTTTGACTTCGTTGAGACTGTTGCAGTTGGAACTACAGCAAGCGCTGCTATCGCCTATCGAAATTCGACTCTGGGAATCAATTCCAGCTATGCTTTCCTGTACACGGGTGGCATAAAGGTTGTTGACGCTAATGGTAGCGGATCAAATCCGAAAAAGAGTATCAAGGGTGTTGGCGCGATTATGGGAGTTATGAGCCGTGTTGATACGCTACCAACACCAAATGGCGGTCCATGGCAATCACCAGCTGGTGAAGGTGATTATGGAAAAATCAATTCCGCTCTTGATGTAGTTGATTCTTATTCTAAAGAAGACTGCGGATTGATGAATGATGCCCATATCAACGTGTTCATTAAGTTTACGAATACATCTCCGGTTACTGTCTGGGGAGCTAGAACCTTGGATTCCTCTGCAACACAAGAGTTCAGGTATATCAATACGAGGAGAACGTTCCAATACTTCGAGAAGTCCATTGTAGATGGGACTCGTTGGGGTGTTTTCAGAAATAACGATTTCAAACTTTGGGGTCGGTTGAAGGATCGCATTACCGAGTTCCTAACTGATAAGTTAGGGGAGGGTGCATTCCCGACAAGCGATTCTGCAAACGCATTTTATGTCCTTGTCGGGATTACCGATGGGGTTATGGATGCAGCTGATAGGGATGTCGGAAAAGTGATTGGCAAGATTGGTCTTGCTCCACACAAACCCGGCGAGTTTATTATCTTCCAGTTCGCTCAATATTCCGCGGGTCTGGAAGTTACCGAGGGTTGAGGAAGAAAGGAATAGGAGGAAAAGATGACTGATCCCTATCGCAATTTCAAGTTTGAAGTCGAAAGCGATGGTTTCGTAAGAGCCGGTTTCTCTAAGGTTACAGGTCTCGGAGAAACTACAGAGGATATTGAATACAGGGAAGGCGGAGAGAATGAGACTCCGCATCACCTAACCGGTCAGACGAAATTTAATGACATAACCTTTGAGAGGGGTATGTCAACGGATTCTGATTTCGTTAATTGGAGGAAACTCATTTTCGATCTGAGTAAAAAGGATGGAAAACAGGGTTCCAATGACGACTACAGAAAACCAATCATTATCTTTTTGAAAGATAAGTCTGGAACTAGGATTAAGAAGTGGAGTGTAAGCCGCGCTTGGCCTAAAGAAATGAAGTTTCCTGATTTGGATTCTTCTGCCAATGAAGTTGCAATTGAGTCTATGACACTCTGCAATGAAGGCATTTTGATGCAGACCCTCTGAGACTTTTGGCCTTCTCCCGCTTTTTGACCTACACTTCAAGTAGACACAGAACAAGTCAATTTTAGACATCGAAAAGGAGATTCCAATGATAGAGTTCGAACAAATCCCTTTTGGGAGCGGCGAGCAGGTTACTCTTCCAGTTGGTCTTGAGGTCGAGGGTGTTCGGTATAAAGAGGTTGTTATAGATGAACTTTGCGGCATTGATGATTTCAATGTTGCTGATAAGAAGTTAGGTGGAAATTCTGCTAAGGGGTCAACAGTAGTTCTAGCTAGGTGTATTCAAGAGATTTCTGGTTTGATTCCCAGAAAGAAAAACTCAGAGTCTAAACTTGAAGTAGACTATCTTAGGAGGATGACTCTGATAGATAGAGATTATCTACTTGCTAGAATTTATCATTTGAGTGGTCGTGAACAGGTATGCCTAGCAGGTGAATGTCCTAGATGCAATCGAGTCTGGGAAGAAGAAGCAGCTCTTTCAGATTTCCCAGTGTATTCTTGGCCAGATGATAAAGCTTTGGGTGTTGATTTCGAGTTTAAGCTTGGGATTAAAGACCCAAAGACAGACATTTTTCAAACTAAAGGTTTCATTCGATTTCCTATGGGTAGAGATCAAGAGTTGATGGCTGTTATTGAGAATCCTGCGCAAGCTTTGGATTCTATGTTAGCCGCTTGTATTACTAATTTGGGAACTATAGAGAAGATAGATTCTGAATCTGTAAAGCGTTTGAAACAACGAGATAGACTAGCAATATTGGAAGTATTTCAATATGAGTTTCCTGGTTTGCGACAGTGGAAAGAAGTCCATTGTCAGTGTGGAAAAGATTTTGAAGCTAGATTGGATTTAACAAGTTTTTTCGGTGGTCGGAATCAGAAAAAGACGAAATATTGAATGCAATAACTGCTCAAGTACATGCTTTAGCAACAAGATACGGTTGGAAAGAGGCAGATATTCTTAGACTTCCGCTTCATCGTAGAAATGCTTATATAGAGCTTATCAACGAGGATATTAGAAGGGAGTCTGGAAGATAATGTCTATTGGAACTCAGATTGCCATGGGTATCACCATGGACTTTGATGCCTCGGGTGTCCTTAAAGGTGCCCAGGTAACTAATACAGCTCTTAAGAAAATTCAGACTACTGCTGATGGGGTTTCTTCTGCTTTACAGAAGACAAGTACAACTTTAAATAAATCTCTTGATAAAGCTTCTATCGCTTTCGGCGCTATGGGTGCAGGATTAGTCGGTGTAGGTAGGGCTATGTGGAGCAGTATGGCTCAACCAATGATAGCAGCTTCAGGTCAACTACAGACTGAGCTTCTTAACTTTCAAAACATTACGCAGTCAACTGATGAACAAGTAAAAACAGTTTCAAAGTCTGTTATAGGACTTGGATCTTCATCTCTTAATTCTGCCGTAGAAGTTACGCAGATGATGAGTCGAATTGGCGCCTGGGGTAATAGCGTAGAGGAATCACTCAAGCGCGCTCCAGTGTTACTTAGAGCTATAGCGGTTTCTAGGGGTGCTTTAGATCCAGAAACAGGAGCTAATGCCTTTGAAGGTATGATTACCAAGTTTCAAGATCAGGGTGCTACTTATCAAGAAGTTGCCGATAAGATGATGGTTGCAGCAAACGAGACTGCTCTTGCATGGGAAGATCTTCCTATTCTAGTTAGGTCTATGCGCGACGTTCCGGCTGTTTTAAGAACTACCATGTCTGATTTCTTCGCAATGGCTGGTGCTCTTAAAAACGTTATGACTCCAGCTGATGCTGCTCAAAACTTAAAAGCTTTTGGTCGAAGAATGATTCTAGTTCAAGCTCAAGTTAATAAAGATATGATGAAGAATAAGATTGGACAGAAGGATTTTTTAGCACTTCAAGCTGAAGATCCAGAACTTGTAGGCATGAAGCTTAAAAAAGCTGTGGAGGCTTATAAGGTTTTTAATATTCCTTTCTTTGATGTTCTTACGGGACAGAAAAGAAAGGTTTTAGATATTGTAGATGACTTCTCAAAGAAGTCTAATGAGATTATTAGAGATAAAGGAGAGAATTATTATCTAACTAACTTAAATCAGCTTTTTGCAGATAATGCTCGTACAGTTATGAATGCATTTAGACAGTATAAGAATGGTGGAAAAGAGGCAGGTGAAGCTCTTAAATATTTAAGTAGTGTTATTGATTCTTCTACAGGACAGATGGATATAGCTAACGAAAATTTAATGAAGTCTTCTGAAATGAGAATTAAAAGGCTTAAAGCTACCTGGGAGTCTTTTTTAGCCGTTTCTGGTGAAGGTGTTACAGGTGTGTTTGGAGATTTAGCTAATTCTATACAGGGTTCACTTGCAGGTTTTAGTGAACTTTTAGCTAGAAGTCCGGCATTGAATAGCGCCTTTGCAAAAACAATTGTATATGGGGCAGCTCTTGCTACAATTTTAGGCGTATTGGCTTTAGGTTTAGCTTCAGTATTTTTCTGGATTAGTTATATAAAACCAGCTTTGTTGCTTATGTTTTCTCCATCGCTGATTTTGTCAATTTCTACAGTAGCAGCTCCTTTGCTTACGATAGCAGCAGTATTGGGAGTATTGTGGCTTGCATTAGATTCTTTTATGGATTTGACAGGAAAGACTTCTGGTATAGAAGATCTTTCAAATGTTTTTTCAAATCTAGGTTTGGTTATAAAAGGTGTTTTTGAATTTTGGGATGAAAATATTGGCGGCAGGAAAAGTGTTTATGATGAGCTTAAAGGAAAAGGTGTTTTAAAGATTGTAGAGTTTTTCTTACAAGCTAAAATGTTAGTTGTAGATATGTTTAATGGATTTAAAAATGTTTTAAGGATAGTTCTATTTCCTTTAGGAGCTGCTGTATGGCTCGTTGTTAAGACGATAATGATCGGGGTTATTTATTTTGGAAAGTTGTTAGGATTGATTTCTGGCTCTAACGGCCCTATCTCTGAAATGAGAACTGCTTTTGAAGCAATAGGAAATATATTAGGAATAATTGTAACAATCTGGATTGCAAAATATATAATTGGATTGGGATTAGCAATAGTTAAACAGGGTACTTTGTTAGCCTTAACTGTTGCAACTAACCTAAAGTTTTATTTAATTATTGCCGCTATAGTAATAATAATCGGATTAGTCTATAAGCTGTCCGACGCAATTGAGAATGCGCTATTAGAGTCCGCAGATAAACTAGAAAAAAGTAATATGGGATTTGCTCAAGCTAAATACGAGAAACTCCCTGAAAATATGAAGACTCCTCAGATGAAAGCTGCTTATGATGTATACGGTTCAGCATTAACTGCCGGGGATACTACTAAAGCTAGGGCTGATATTGCTACAGAAGAGAAGACATTAAAACTAACAGAAAAGTTTAAACAAGTTCCTGGTATAGCCAGCGAACATGGACTCACTAATAAGGGCATTGAAGCTATAGCTCGTTCTATTGCCACGGGAAAAGATACAGGTGGAGTTGCGAAAGCTACTGGTGGTCCCATAAATATTCAATCTTTAAAGATAGATATTAAAGCTACAAGCACTGATACACCAGAAATGATAGCACAAAAATTAGGTAAGGCATTGGATGCACTTCGCGCATCGCGGTCTGAAACGGGTTATACAGACTAATGAGGCTAATGAGGCTAATGAGGTTATAAATGTCATTTGTAACAGGTTCATATCCTGAAAAAGCCTGGGTTACACGGTCTAACACAGCAGGGATTGAGGCTGAATATCAGTTTCAGTTCAATCCAACGATAATAAGTAGAAACACGACAGCTCAATACACTTTGGTATCTCCTCCAGGGTCAACAGATCCGACTGCTATTTTCAGGTCTATATCTGGAAAGACATTGGATATAAGTATTCTAGTAGATTCTACAACGAGCTATTTTAGAAAAGCTCAGACAGTAGCTCTTATCGAAAGTGGAAATCCTTTTACGACGGTTGACTTAGATATAGCTTTTTGGGAAAGTTTGGCCTTTCCTGATATTGGTCCTTTTTTAGAAGGTGGAGGTAAGTGGACTTCTCCACCAAGAATATTATTTGGCTATGGATTAAAATATTGGCATGTAGTTGTAACCTCTGTGAGCGTTACAGAACAGATGTTTGATCAGGCTATGCGGTGTATGAGAGCTCAGATAGACGTTAGTATGCAGTCTATTTGGACTACAAAAGAGGATAATATAGGACAGGCAAAGAACTTTGATTTGCTGAGGTCTGCTGTTGAAATACGAGGAAGCGCTAAAGAGGAAGTTGAGTATTTAACTTCTGGTTATCCAGATAGTACACCAACAGCAATTCCTAGGAGTGAGTGATGACTGTTTTTTCTAATTCAAGATTTAGATTTAGAAAGATGATTATCATTATTGATGAGACTCTTACTAAACATAGTGTACATAAGGTAAATATAACTACAGATTTAGGTCCGGGTATATACAGAAAATATACTTGTAAAGCTAAGGATACCTTTGAGAGTTTGGCTAGTCGTTTTTATGAAGATGCTGATAAATGGTATGTAATAGCTGATGCAAATCCTGAAATATTTTTTCCTTTAGATTTAGTTTCAGGTACGGAGATAAGAATTCCTAACTCAGTATATGCACAGGTAAAATGAGAAACCCAAAAGAAGTAATAAAAGCTATTTGGGTTAAGGGATTAGAACTTAATCAGGAAGTTCTAAGAGATATTAGAGCTATTGAATTAGTTATGCGCGAGGGTAAAGCTACTACAGGTTCTTTGACTATTTCAGATACGGAATTCAAACATACAGATAAAGGATACTTTAAGAAAAACGCAACACTGTCAATGGTGTTAGGATATACGGATGAAGCTGAACCTTTTGGTCCTTATGTAATTAAGACGTTAAAATATACAGCTGGAGAAGATGCAGCTCCTGTTCTCCAGGTTACATTTCAGGATATGACTCATACTCTTCATAAGAAACAAAAAAGTAAATTGGATTTTGGATCTTGTGAAGATATTATAAAGCGTAGGGCAATGGAGGCTGGGTTAGCTGTAATAATAACGGATTCTCCTAAGAGTGTTTTTACAAAGTCTAAACCACTTGTTCAGGCAAATAAAACAAATGCTCAAGTGTTTCAGAATCTAGCTGACACTTATGGTTATGTATGGGGAATTAAGGGTAAGACACTTTATTTTAGACCTCCTATAGGGTTGGATGAACTTAAAGAACAAAAGGATGTTCCTGTCTTATCCTATAGAATAAATGATTATTCTATAATGAGTGTCGAGTTAGAAGCTACCTACATCCGAGATAATGGCCGTTCAGGTGCTAAAAAAGAGGTAAGAAATCTTCCGATAGATATTCAATGTAAAGAGGAAGAACAGCTTTATTGGGATGCTTATAGGTCTGGTGATACAAGTAAACTTCCTGATTTTATGGGAAAGTCTATCCCAATGGGTTCTCATTTAGATGGAGGAAATCAAACTCCTGATGAGGATGACGCTGGTTTATCCGAGATTATGAAGCAAGCCGCAACAAATAACGATGTGGGTTCTGGTATAACAGATGCTTTAAAGTCTGTGGGTGGAGAAATCGGCAATATGGTTTCGGGTGTTCCAGGTCTTAATAAAGTTTTAGATCAGAAGACACTTGATAAGGTTGTTGGAGATCTTACTGAGACTGCTTTACCAGATGTAGATTCTAAAACAGGAGCAACAGAAGCTACTTCTAAATATGCACCAGAATCTTCTTCTTGGACTCATAATGAGCCAGGTAGTATTCAAACGATGCCAGGTTCTCCAGCGGGTATTGCAACACCAGCAGATCCGCAGGGTTCAAAAGATTTAGCTGCTGCTGCCTGGTATCGAATGGCTACAGTTCTTAAGGGCACTCTGATTCCTTCAATCCCTAGTGTTAAATATAAAGCTAGTCAGTCAATAATTTTGGCCGGTTTAGGTGAAAGACTTTCTGGTAAATACAGAGTCGTAGAAGTAAATTTAGCCTTTACTGATGAGGGTCCAATTTCTACAACTCTTCAAATAGAAAAGAAGTCTTATGGGCCGTCTCAATATGATAAAAAGAAGATTGCAGAAGGACCAACAAGTAAACCTTCTGTTTTCAATAATGGGACTGGACCGGGAACAGGAACAGGTTCACCTGCTATTGCAGATAAAACAGATCATAATGTTGCATTTGAAGCTGAAAAAAGCCGTTGGGTTGATATTGATAATGCTACGGGTAAAAGGACAGAGCGGTAATGGGACTGTATCCAGAGTTTGAAGATAGATATGCAGGTAGATATTTCGGAAAGTATCGAGCTTTTGTTGTTAGTACTGACGATCCCGATAAGCTTGGTCGTGTATCTGTGAAGGTTCCTGTTGTTCTAGGTGATGAGGAATCTGGTTGGGCTCTAC